AAGAGCCGGAGCAGGTGCAGGTTCAGGAGCAGGTTCAACAACAGCAGGAGCAGCACTAGGCACAACACTAGGAGCAACACTAGGCGCAGCATTAGGAGTAAGACCATATGCCTTTGCTCGTTGACGAACAGCAACCTGACGCACAAACTCATCCGGACTGACATCAGCAAGATAAGCTATATCAGGATTAGCCTGTTTCATCGCAGCCAAACCAGTTAGCTGACGCTGTGATTGCGCCAACTTCATTGCATTGCTGACCTGATTAAGACCAGATTCATAAGTCTGACCAGCAGCACCATAACCAGCCGCTATAGAAGTCAAAATATTTTGCAATGGAGAACGACGATAGCCTTGTGGACTCATACCCTGAGACAAAGCACTAAGGGAACCTAGCAACCCACCAATATTTGCTCTGCTTTCTAAAGCAGAACTTTGCTCTGGACTCAAAAGCCCACGATAAGCCTCTGGAGTCGTTCCAAAGACTTTAGGTAACTTAGATAAAATATCTTCAATAGCCATACGTCACCTTAGATGAGACTGATCTGTGGTTGCTGGAGCATAGCCGTTTGCTGTTGTTCCATAGGAATCGGATTACCTCTCATTAATCCCGGCTGCATAGATGCTGCCATAGGCTGAGGCTCGTTTAGACTCTGGAACGCACTAGAGCCTACCTGACCGACCATCGGGTTTTCACGATTAAACTGACCCAAAGCCTTGAAACGATCCATCATCGTTACAGGTGCAGTTGTTGAACCGATAAGACCTGTTGAACCACCAGTAGCCGCAAAAGTTGGTGTTGTAGGCATACCGAAATTTGCAATCATTCCACTAGTAGCAGGTTGATATGTAGCTCCAGCAACCATAGGAGTTGGTGCTAATGCCGTAGTAGAAGCAGGAATAGCAGCAGCACCTTTCATCGTCGCAGTAGCAGCAGCGTTACCAGCACCCATCGCAGCACCACCAAAACCACCTAACGCGCCACCTAACAACGCACCCTGTAGAGGCTTTCTAGGATTAGTGATAGCACCTACGCCAGCACCAATCATCGCCATAGTTACCGGATCGCCCATTATTTACCTCCCTGCGGAGTAGAAGTCGTAGTCGTTTCCAATGGCGCACCATAGAACACATTAGCTGCACGTTGCAATCTTTGCATCGGAATATCCTGAGCAGCCAATCGACCCTGAATAGCCTGTTGCTCGTAACCCTCACGACCTTGACCAACCTGAAGCAGACGCTGAATATCAGCATAGTCAGCAGCAGCCATCTGTGGAGCAGCCTGAGCAGCAGCAACTTGTCTAGCTCTCTCAGCCTCAGCACTCGAATACGCTAGTTGACCACCCTGCTCCGCTAAAGCACGAGCAAAGATGTCTTGAGAAGTTCCAGCCTGTTGACCCATTGCAGCCGATCCATAACGACCAGCAGACGAAGCCTTAGACTGTAGATTCTGAATATTCCGTGTGTACTGCTCACCCGCTAGACGGTTAGCTTGTTCCAAAGCCCCACCTAGAAACGGATTAACGCCACGACCTTCAATCGTAGCCAGTTGTTCAGCCTGAGCAGACCGTAGTAGTGGAGAACCACCGATAGCCCGTTCCTGAGCCATCTGGAGAGCTTGCTGAGTCGCTGCTGATGGAGATACTGCCAAGGTCTCAGGAGCCTCTGGCATAGCCTGATAACGACGTTTAGCCTCCTCTAAGCTATACGTTATAAACGGCTTAAAGTCCGGACTGATCTCTGTTTTACTCTCTTGAGTACCGCCGCCACCACCCATATCACACCTCGCAAATCCATCGTCTAGGACGGAAACCGTATGCTCTCGCCCTTCTCTGCCATCCATGCCTATGACTCGAAAACGTCAGGTATTTCATCCCTGCTTGACGAGCCATGTCTTTTATGTATTTTAACCCTGAATCTACCAGTTGATAATCATTTTCTAACGTCCAAGCAGCCCATACATGGCACTCATTACCCATCGGTTGCAAGATAAAGAATCCCGCAAAATGCTGATCCTTTAAGACCACCCACAGCATAGCCTTCTGGTTAAAACAGTCCGTGTAAACGTCCTCAACAATCCAGTTCTCAGGACTCCGAGTCTTTACCTTCTCTAATCCCGGTTTAATAGTTCCCCACCAGTTCCTTAATTGATCGACTGGTATGTATCGGAACTCAACCGACAACGATATATCCGTAAGTTTTGTCTGCTGTAGCATTTGCCCAATGTGTAATAGTTGCTTGACCTTGTTGCTGAGTAGAAACGTATAAGTTCGTCGTTGCTGATGGTGCTACATAATTCATCGTCGCAATAGCACTAGGTACAGCTGGTCTGGTAGGGCTTGTGCTAGTGTCAAAATGCTCAATAGAAACACCCGTGTTAGTTACTCGCCACATTATCTCTACATAGTCTCCAGCGTTCATTTCTATAAAGAAATTCATCGCAGCAATCAAGTGACTAGGATCACCCCCGCTTTTCCTCGCTGGCAAATGAAACCGGCTATTTGAAGCATCTACATTCGTTCCATTCTTCCTAAACCAGATGTCTACATCCTGACCATCATTAGTAGTGTTCTTGAACTGAATAGAAAACTGAATGTTATAAACTCCATAATTCCTGACATTAAGACGAGAACTATTAGAAACATAAACTCCATTGCTATAGTCTGTCGTATTAAACGTAACAGCATAGGCAGTTGTCGTATTAGCAGCGGTTTGGTCTGTGGTGTCCTGAAACGCTCCGTAAGGTGCTGAATCAGCCTCAGCAGCCGCAGATAAGGGTACGAAGAATATAAGGCTGTCAAAGCCTATACGATCATCGTAAAGGGTAGTGCTAGTAGCGTTCCCTGTGGCTAAGGTAACCTCTCCGGTGTTATTCGTTTTGCCATTCATAGCACCACGAACAACCTCAGCAACCTGCCTCTGGTCTGCACCAAATACAGGTAGCGTCTGGAATTGAATCCTTCTGGTCATCGATTACCCTGCTTCACAACGTCAACGTCCATGCCTACCGCAGTAGTCCAGTTAGCCCCTGTCGGAGTCAACCGCAGTCTGTGGTATTCCCCATTAGACCGAATAGAAACACGGTTCTCAGCGTCTGCTGGAACATTAGCACTAAACTCTACCTGCTCAGACAATAGATCACGGCTAGAAATCGCTACAGAGGCACTACCACCGTCTACAGTCGGTCTAACCAGCATGACAGTAGAACGACCCATATCGATGTCTCCTGTCGTTATCTGAGCCGTTTTAGGCTGCCCTTGGAAGGCAATGATCTTTGAGCCTGAAACACCCGCAAACAATAGCTGTCCACCAGCAAATACCCGTGAATCCAACGGAATATCTAAGGCATCAATGTTGTTGTTATAGTTATCAACCTGCTCTAATGTCGCTGAAGGTGTTAGCACATAAGCAATAGATGTAGTCGTAGTCTCAGCATACGACCACTTATCCAAATCTATCGAGTAAATAATCAATAACTTCCGACCAAACGTAGCTGGAAACCGCCAGATTACTAATTTGTTAATAGGATCAACCGTAGCACTCATTCCTGCAAAAATTTCATTAGGAACGACGTTGCTAAAGAACCATCTATTTACTTTTTCAGCGCCAATCTGCTTTACGGACTGTCCATCACAGACATAGAACCCGTCATCCGCTAGGAAATAGGTCAATCCACCGTACTGAGCAATAGAACCGTTAGAAATACAGCCTAGAGACCGTGAAATAGCGTCAAACTGGAAGAAAAACGGGCTACCAGCATAGGTCATCCGGTAAATCGCCCTCTCTAGGAACACTAAACCGTATTCACCACCTGCTAGACCCGTAATATCACCACCATCAGGGATTACCTGAAAGTCAGATTGACTAGCAGCACCCGGAGTCCAGTCAGTTTCGTCGTTAATATCCGACCAATAGACCTTATTCTCCTCACCACCTGCGACATAAGCCGCTACAACGAAGTCTTTCACTACGGTAACAAACTTAGCCGTAGGTGCAGCAGCAGCTAAATCAGCAAAGTTAGTCGAGGAGTTAAGCGTCCAAGCCTGTAGCTTGTCCTGACCGTTAGCCAGAATGATCTTTTCACCAAACTGAGTGACATCCCATCCCTCTACAGCCGTATAACCCGTCGTAGTAGCCGCATCTAAGCTGGCATCGTTAGAGTCAAACTTGTAAATCTGAGTAGCACCAGCCGCAAATAACGTCGTAGCACCACCAAACTTACCCGCAAAGGTAATCAACAGAGCCTGAGCAGCAGCATCCGAATAATCAGCCTCACTACGAAATGGCGCATAACCGTTAGCTACCGGATAACAGTTCTTAGCGTCTGTAACAGCACCTGTAACTCCCGGCTGATCTGGCAACCAATCACCAAACTTAATATCCATTATTGCCTCATCCAACTGTCTGTACTCGCGCTACGACTAACCCAGAACTCGTAACGCCCATCCGTGTAACCAGCTTCCCAATAACCGAATTCTACATACGGATCGGTCAAAAGCTCACTAAACCATGTGTTAGCACCAGCATTTATCGGTGTCCATGTGTCCGTCGAGGCATTAGCAGCAGTCCATGTGTTCGCTTCAGGTACTACATCAACCCAATCACCGCCAATAATCCCACCAGCAGCCGTTACCGTGACATTCCCACTAACCGCAGCATTAGCACTAAACGTCGCATTACCTAACGCTGATACTGTTGCAAATCCTGTAATACTTGCATCGCCACTCGCTACAATACCGCCTAGTGCTGAGACTGTTGCCTCACCAGTAATAGACCCTGAGCTAGTCCTGACCCTAGTACCGTCAGCCGTTAGTACCGCACTAGCCGTAATTCCTGCATTAGCAGTCCGAACCCTAATACCCTGAGCAGAGACTGTTGCATTACCTGTAATCGATCCTACGCCAAACTGTATCCTGATACCACTAGCAGTAACCGTAGCATTTGCCGTTACAGACGCACTCCCGAACTCAAGGATTGCATCACCTTCAGCATAGCCATAATCCCAATAGTCGTATAGGACGTACTGAAGGCTC